TCACCGGTGTGAATGTCTGTCAACACATTTTAACAATTTTGTTGAATTATTTTACACAAAGTGGTATCATGAATTTACAAAGAAGGAAGGAGTGATACAATGCTTACAAAGAAACAGACTTTAGATACAATTAAAAAGACATTAAGCTTATATAAAACCAATGTCTTAGATAATGTTTATGCAAAAACAGAATATGTAGATTCTAAAGCTTTGCCAATAATACTTATAAATGACGAGAATAAAACTGGTTCTGCTTTATTCCCATTATTACCTGAACATAATTTAGTATTCATTGCAGGAGATGCTCAAATACCAGATAGTAATGGAGACATTACAACAATATACGGTCTATGTTATTCAGATTTACAAGATGATGGAAGTAAATTAATTACTGAATATAGAACTGGTAAAGCTGCTAAAATAAATTCTAACGGCATATTAGAATCTTTTGAGTATATTGATACGAACGTAAAATCAATCGTTTCTAATATAAAAGGCGGAGAAACAAATAAATTATTAGCTAAAAATAGTGATACGGATTTTGATTATAAATGGGTCGATATGCCTTCAATCGAAACATTGCCTGTTAATTATGATAAAAATTGTGCTACAAATGTTGCTGAATTAAAAGCTCATACTATTTATGTAGCACCAAAAGATGCTGATTTTTTATATTTAGGATACGAAAAACTTAGCGGCTCTTTTAGTGGATTTTTTCTTTCAATCAATCCTCATGGTAAATTTATTTATACTGGTTATAAAGATGATAGTAGAATTGAAGTTATGATAGAAGGAACTTGTTATACAGCTTATTTTAAAACTGATACTGAAGACGCTCATACTGAAAAAACAGTATATTATTTAACTAAAAATAATAATATAGGTTTTACTCCAACATTGGATTATGAACCTGCTACTAAAAAGTACGTAGATAATGCTAAAGCTTCAATAACTGTTCCTACTAAGACTTCAGAGCTAACTAATGATAGTAATTTCTTGACTGAACATCAATCATTAGATGGATACGCTAAAACTACAGATCTTCATACTCATGACAATAAAGAAGTATTAGATACAATAACAGCAGAAAAAGTAGCACAATGGGATAGCAATACTGGTTCAAGTGGTGGCTCTACATCTGGCATAAATATAGTAACTATATCTCAATCTGATTATGACGCATTAGAAACAAAAGATGCTAATACATTATATCTAATAACAACTACTAATGCAGGTGATATAGATACTTCAAGTAATGATATAACATTAAGTGATGATTTACCAGCAGGTACTTATACACTTAAATATGAAGATGAAAACAATCAACCATTAGATGGTTTCGATGAAATAACAACATTGGAGGTGCAATAATGGCTACTTATTCAGACTTAATAAAACAAAACGTAGCTCCTTATACAGCCAAAAAAATAGGAGTTTATGATTCAAACGGAGAAAGGGTCGGAGAAATATCATTAGGTGATTTTAAACCAGACTACGGGGAAAGATTATATAGATTTGGTATATTATCTGACGTACATAACCAACAAGACCAAACTTCAGAAAGTACAGAAGATTTACAACATGCATTAGATTATTTTAACAACAAACAATCTGTTAGTTTTACTGTTATATGTGGAGATATATCTCAAAATGGTACAGCTACTGAATTTGCAATATATCAAAATAATGTAAATGCTAAATCTCCTGATACCCCTGTTTATACTACTACAGGAAATCATGATTGTGGTCAAGGAACTAGTGGATTATCATTAGATACATGGAAACAATATACTGGTAACCACGATAGATGTTTTGAAATAACACAAGGTACAGATCACTTCTTATTCTTTGGTATGAATAAATGGGACTTCGGAGATTCTGGTACTCCATATGTTACTACAGATATAGATTGGTTAGAAAGCAAATTACAAGAATATCAAAACGATAGATGTTTTATAATAACACATTTATTTTTCCCAAGTAGAGCTGGTAATTTAAACAGTATTTATCCTAGTGGTAACTGGCTTGGCGGTTCTCAATTAACTAGAATTCAAGGTTTATGCGATACTTATAAAAATACATACTGGTTTAGTGGTCATAGTCACTGGAAATGGTATTTACAAAAATATCAATCTAGAGCAAATGTGTATAGAAATAATTGTGGTTGGTGCGTACATATACCAAGTTGTGCAGTTCCTATTGATTCAGATGGTACAACTAGAGTAGAAAAACCATTAGAATCAGAAGGGGCAATAATAGATGTTTATGCTGATTATATAGATATAAGAGGTATAAACTTTAAAACAGATAAATATATACCTATAGCTCAATATAGATTATATACAGATATAAATCATGATAGTGGAGGTTCTTCTGGTGGTGGCAGTGGTACTTCTAGTATACCTGATGGTTATGTTGCAGCAACAGCAGATAACTTTACAGTAAGAACAGATACAGGTGCTACTACTACTCAATCTGCAGCAACTACTACTGATGATGGTTATATATCTGTAACATTTACAGCAGGTTCTCAAAAATTCTGGGTACAAACAAGTAATATGACTTCATCTACTTCTAGAGTAGAAGTATATGTTGAAGATGTTATATACGATCCTGAACCTTCAACATCTAATAAGATGGGTCTAGGTTTCTACCAAAATGGTGGTTATTACGGAATAGAAACTGGTATAGAACCATATTACGATGCATCTGAAAATACTGCTGTACAATTTAACTCATCTGGTTCTAAATACAGTGGTACTTATCCAGTAACTATTAAGATGAAGAACTTAGCATTTAAATGTAGCTAGGAGAGTGATGTTATATGGCAACAATAACTAAGACAGGTACTGCAACAGCTACACCTACTGCATCTAGTATAAGCTTTAGTGGTACAACACAAAGATCTGGTACTATATCATGGACTACTCCTACTTTACCTGACAATGCTACAATATTATCTTGTACATTAACAGGTACAATGACAGGTTCATCATCTTATGGTTCAGTTACTCTTACAGTTAATGGAACTACTGTTACATCTGGTACAGCATTCAGTATAGATTTAGGTACCAAAGGTACAACAACTTCTGTAACTGCAACTGCAAAAGGTAGTAGTCGTTGGGGTTCAGGTACTGCTACTTTTAGTAACTTATTATATACAATTGAATATGAATATACCGAAACTGTAAAAGAGAAAAATAAAAAACGCATGATAATAAACAATACTAATGTTAAAAAAATGTATTTTGGTGAAAATATTGTATATAAGGTTTATTTGGGAGATATACAAGTATTTTAATATATAAGGGAGTGATGTAATGCTTACAAAGACACAAACTCTAGACGCAATAAGAAAAGCGCTGATTTCATATAAAACAAATGTATTAGATACTATATATGCTAAAGCTTCAGACGTGCCTTCAATTGATGGATTAGTTAGTGAGACATCTCTTAATAATAGATTAAGCAATTTATCTGTCGTTACAATGACACAATCCCAATATAATGCATTAGAGACAAAAGATTCTAATGTTTTATATCTAATAACTAATGATGAATAGGAGGTAAGTAAATGACTGTATTAAAAGTAAAGCCTAGTGGGTATGATGCTGGTGGCTGGGACTCGAGTGATTATCCTATGGAGAATGCTTACGACGATGATTTAACTACAGTCGCCAGATGTACATTAAGAAGGAATAGAACTAGAAAATGTACATATAATTTTACTCTTCCATCATTACCTGAAGGTTGTATTGTAAACGGTATTAAATTACATTTATTATTAAAATGTGCTAACAGTAACTCTTCTGGAGCGTGTTTTTTAACTATAAAACATAATGATTCGACTACGTTAAAGGAAATACATTTAGAATTTGTAAATGACGGAGTAGATTATGATTTAGAGTTAACAAAAGATCAATATGATAATTTAACGAGCATATCTTTTGAAGGTAAATATACAACTATAATGTTTACATGTTATGCATATATATTTGACATGTATATATCTGTTGATTATACTGATTTGACTCAGACAATGTTGTTAAGTGATAGTGAAGTATGGGTATGTGAGAACGAAACTCATACTATCACTGCACAAGCGTATCCTATTACATCTGTTACATGGACTACAGATGATCCTAATATAATTGATCTTGTTCCGAGTAATAATGGATTTACATGTGATATTATTGGTAAAGTTCCTGGACAATGTTATCTAACTGCGACTCATGCAGATAATTCAGAGTGTACTAAGCGAATATTAGTCGTTGTTAATCAGCTAACTGTAATATGTACTCCTACTATTAATATAGGAGATAATGCATTAAAAACATTAGCTATAGGACCTAATGAAATAAAAAGAATATATCTAGGAGATAAACAATTGTTTACTGAGAAACAGGAAGTAGTGTATACTGATATTAAACACGATAATATACCTAAAGATTTCAGTATGAATTTATACACTAGATTAGTTCCAGATAAATACATAAGTGGTATACTGTGTCGTGTTTCTACATATATAGATACTGCAGGACATTTGGCAGGAGCCCTTAGAACTACCAATAATGCTTCTGGTATTACTGGTGGAGATAGTAGTGCATGTTATAGTTTTATACCAGTATATTCGGGTGAAGATATTATTATAGATATACCTAAAACTGATTACGGTATTGGACTAGTTGGATATGATGCTAACAAAGATTATTACCAAACATGGTTTGGCCCAGATAATGGATGGGCAAACTATAAAAAATATACAGATGCAGATATAGAAAAATGGACTCATATGACTTGTCCTATTCCTCAAGAAGGAGTAAAATATATACGTTGGTGTATGGATTCAACTGATACTGACAAATATTATTTTAGACGATATAGTGTACAACCAATAGATTTAAAAGTATATCCTTTGAATAGTACAGAATCTAGTAAAATAATTTATACTTCTAGTGATGAAAACGTGGCAATAGTAAAAGACAATATGATAGTGGCAAAATCTGCTGGAACTTGTGTGATAACAATTACATGTGGAAGTGTTTATTCTAAGATAAATTTGACAATAGTTGATAATAGTAGCGAATTTGCTACATACTGATAATTAAAAAAAAGAGAGGTTATAAGTCCTCTCTTTTTTGCATATATTATAATATGTCAATATGATATGAGTATATATGCAAGATGAATAATATTACTATAAAAGGGAGTTGGAATATTAATGCCTATTAATGATTTAATGGACACATATGTTAGTATAGCATATGGTTACGAGATTTCGCAAGATATAAAGAAGAAGATATATAACTTCGTATGTTATATGTTTGATAACGATTACAATTATGATTTTATTTTAAACTATTTATTAAAACATGGTACAGAAATAACTGATGAGTTATATGAAAACAGTTTGCTAAAACCAAATAAATTCTATTATCACAGTGAACTTAGAATAATGCCAGATACTTCAATATGGAATCCAAACATAAAGGAGATATCTAAAAAGTTCTATTTAGAAATGAGAACTCAATATTCTATCGAAGATTTATTAAGCTATTTTTATAGCATATTGTCAGTTCCTAACTCTTTAAGAAATCACAAAAGAGATAAAGGAGCATTAGAATCTTTACTAAAACAATATCATGTTGAAGGGATTGAAACTATCGATTTGATATTATTTGCAATAGATTATAATATAGATAATAAGGAAAGTATATCTAGTCCATTTGATTTGAAAATAGATAGAGACTTATTAGCTAGAATAATCAGAATGATAGAATCTTCAGTATATAAAAAAGTAATATGGAGGGATTAAATTGAGTTGCAATATAATAGAAGTTGGTGGGAAAATAAATGATAATTTCAGCAGAAATTATTACATAGATAAGAAAGAATTAAATGAAGCGATAAAAAGATTTGATGGAGATACATATATGACTATATATTCTTATGAGTCTGAGGATATGGCTACAACTAATTTTGTAGCTCCATTCTATCTTGATTTAGACATAGATGATATAGAAAATAATTACGATAAATTACTTATAGATTTGAAGATAGTATATAAAAAGCTATGCGATACATTTAAAATAGATAAATCAGATATACAATTATATTTCTCTGGTTCAAAGGGCTTCCATATACTAATTAGTGATAAAGTATTTGGATTTGAGCCTAATCGTGATCTTAATAAGAAATTCAAGAAGGTAGCTTTATATATCAAAAGTTATACTATAACAAAATGTATCGATACTAAGATATACGATAACAGAAGACTATTTAGAGTACCTAATACAGTTAATACTAAGACAGGTCTTTATAAAGTATATCTTCCTTATAATAAGTTATTTAAAAAGCAACCCGATGGATGCACTAAAGCTATGACTTATGATGAGTTAAAGGAATATGCTTCACAACCTAGAAATAAAAGAATTGCACTATACAAATATAATGAACAAGCACGTATAAAGTTTGATGAGCTTATTGAAACTATTGAACAACAAGAAAGAAAGAAAATAGATACTAAACTTGCTCAAGAATATATAAGAAAACGTAAACTTCTTCCATGTGTTGAATATATATTACAAAATGGTGCAACCAATGGTCAAAGAAACAATACTACAGTTGCTTTGGCCAATAGTCTATTCCAAATAGGTGAGAGTCTTGAAGATGTGCGTGAGACTATTACCGAATGGAATATGACAAAGAATGAGGAGCCTTTACCTCAATCTGAAATTAATGCTACAGTGTTTAGTGCATATCAAAATTCTAGAAATAATATGTTCTATGGCTGTTCAGCATTTAAAGATTTAGATGTGTGTGTAAAAGGCTGTTCTATTAATAAAAAATAATTTTATATATAGATTATTAATTATAATCTTATGAAATGAGGGGATATAATGAGAGAAGATATAAAGAGCTTATTAGATGCTGATAAAGATTTAAGTATCGAAACAGTTGATGAATTAGACAATAAAATACTTGCTACCAATTTCTTTGAAAACATGGCAAATGATATAGATGAATTCGATAAAGTTGCTTGGGAGAATAAAGCAGGATTTGATACTCCTAGCTTTCCAAGTTTTACTGAAGGATTAGAAGGTTGGAGCCCAGGATTTTATTGTTTTGCAGGTGCGGCTAACATGGGTAAGACAGCTATAATGTTAAATATAATGGAAGATTTATGTATGAATGCAGATAATAAATTATTCGGTGTATATTTCTCATTGGATGATTCTAAGAATAAAGTAATACCTAGAATAGTAGCAATGAGAGAATTATTACCTATTAATGTAGTAGCTAAGCCTGGACGTTTTAAACAAATGATAATAGACGGACATCCTGATTCTATTAATATAGCTACTCAATTAGATAGACGTGAAGAAGGACTTCAAAAGCTTAAATCAGAATCTAATAGATTTGTAATATTCGATTCTCAAGAGATAAGAACTATAGATGATATATATGAGAAAGCAAGACAAATATATACATACGTAAAAGCTATAGATGAAGAAATGAATATTGTAATAGGAATAGATAGTTTAAAAGATATAGAAATACCAGACCTTAAACTTACTACTAACGAAAGAATAGACATGGTAGCTAAGAAGATAAAAGATTTATCTATAGAATTGAATTGTATAACTTTTGCTTCTATGCATTTAAGAAAATTAAATGGTAATCGTCGTCCTACAATGGATGATTTAAAAGATAGTAATACACTTGAATATGAATTAGATGCATGTTTTTTAGTTTATAATGATGTATCTAAGAACAAACAAGGAGCCAAAATATTCTATAGAGACAGCGAAGATTCCGTAGACAAACAACCAGTTATAGAAATAGATTGGGGTAAAAATAAAATAAGTGCATATAAAGGAATTACATTCTGTAATTTTGCACCAGATTATTCTAAATGTATTGAATGTAGCGAAGATGCGGCTATGAGATATAACGCTTTAATATATGAAGTATAGAATTATTTTCTATACTTTTTTTATGTCAATATAAGACTTTAAGCTACAGGTAATAAAAATATAGTCAAGTATAAGAAAGGAGAAATGAAAATGGCTAGACAACAAATAGCAAAGATTACTTTATATGGTAATACAGTTAGTTGGATGGATCCATATAATTGTATATATCTTACTACTCATAAAGCTGGTAAATTAGAGGCAGTAGTATATGATGATATGGATTTAAACTCTATTAGAGAAGGTATAGCAAAACGCTTAATTAAAGTTATAGAAGGCGAAATACCTGAACCATCAACAGGCGGAGATGCATCTGTAGATGAAAAGACTTTAAATGAATTAATAAGCAAAAAAGTTCAAGACGCTATAGCTAGTGGTGTAGATTTATCAAACTATGCTACAACATCTGAATTAGCAGATGCTATAACAAACTTAATAGGTGGAGCAGACGAAAGTTCTGATACATTAAAAGAATTAGCTGATTTATTAGCTAAGAAAGCTGATAAAGAAGAAATAGTAGCTATAGAAGAAGCTACTGTGGAAGAAACAAAAGACTTATATAAATAAAGGAGTGAATAATTAATGGCAAAACATATAACACTTGAAGGATTACAAGCAGTACTTCAATTAGTTAAACAAGATGTTCAAGCTGTTGATGCTAAAGTCGATGGAATACAAGTTCCTTCTGTTGAAGGTTTAGCTACAGAAGATTTCGTTAATCAAAAGATAGCTACTGTACTTGGAGCAGACGATTTAGCTGAAGATCTTGACTCTTTAAAAGAAGTAATAGATGTATTAACTAAAGACGGCGCAGATATAGTTGCTTTACAAGAAGCTATAAATAAAAAAGTTGACGCTGAAGACGGTAAAGGGCTGATATCTTTAGACGAAATAACTAGATTAGCAGATGTAAAGAATTATGATGATACAGATGTTAAAAACAGATTAACTGCTCTTGAAGGCATAGATCATAGCAAATATTTAACAGAACATCAAGATATAACTGGATTAGCTACTAAAGAAGAAGTACAAGCTAAAGCTGATGCTACTGCACTTGATGGTAAAGTAGACAAAGCTGAAGGTAAATCATTAATAGCTGATACTGAAATAGCTAGACTTGCTGAAGTTAAAAACTATGATGATACAGAAGTAAAAGCATTAATAGAAGCTAAAGCAGATAAAGAACATACTCATGATGCATCTGCAGTAGTATTTGCAGATAAAACTACATTACAAGCTAAACTTGATGATGGTTCACTTAAAGGAGCTCAAGGCGACCCTGGTGAAAAAGGTGACGCATTTACTTATGCTGACTTTACTACTGAACAATTAGCTGCTTTAAAAGGTGAACAAGGTGCTGAAGGTGTAGGTATAGATACTGTTACTATAGAGTATGTAGACAATGTACCTCATGTTAAAGTTAAATATGACGATGTAGATGCTACAGTGCAAGATGCTGGTGCATTAGATTTAACTCAAATAAAAGAATATACTGAATTAAAAGCATTAGTAAATAAAATACAATCTCAAGTTAATAGTACTAATCCATGGGGCGATTGTGTATGGGTAGATGCTGAATATGCGCAACCTACTATAGGATCATTTATACCATCTCCTAAATTAAGAGCAGAAAATGATGCAGATGAAATGGCTCTTGCTGATAGACTTGAAGCTGGTGCATACGAATTATACGTTGTAGCTACTACTGATATGAAAGATTATGATCGTCGTTATGATTGTATGATACCAATGGATGGTTTAAGAGAAGGTCAAGGTGGTCAAGTAGTTCAAAAACGTAGTGATGATGCAGCATGGACAAGATTATTAGGTCAATGTCCAGCTTGGGTTAAAAACAATGTTAACTGGGCTTTCAATGACACTAAGAATAAAGAAGTAGAATTAAATTGCTCTCCTGATACTACTTGCATATTTGTATTAGTAAGAAGATTCTAATTAAAGGAAGTGATGTAAATGGCTTTAACTGATGAACAAAAAGTACTACAGGCTGATATATTAGCAGAAAAAACTGATTCCGATACCAATCCTAACATGACTTATTCTACTAGCGCTGCAAAAAATAAAGCCTTAAATCCAGATACTTTCTCTGGTAATAATTCTAAAGTAGTAAACGCTATAAATTTAACTTATAAACAAGCTGAAAAAGCTATAACTACAGTTGATAATTTTAGTACTAAAGTAAATGAAGTTTTATTAGACGTTGGTAGTACAAATGGTCTTGCTAAATTAGAGCAACTAAGAACAGATATGGGACAACAAACTTTAATAGAAGGCCTTATAGATTTATATGAAAATAAATTACCTACATATACAACAACAGACTCAATAGAATATGCAACATCTGAAGAACTAGTAAATATGTATAACTCTATAGATGTTAAGTCATCTACTGACAATACACAAGAATAAGGTGGTGAATAAATCATGTCTAATAAAGTAGTAACTACCGATGCCTTAAGCGAAGTCCTTAGTATAATTAAGAAAGATATTAATACCAATTCTACTAACATTTCTACTATTCAAGAATCTCTGAATACTGTACAAACAGGGTTAACAGAAATTAAACAAATAATAAAAGACTCTGGTGTGACTGCTTCTTCTGATTGGAATGATATAACTAATAAACCAGACTTCGCAGATACTCTTTCATTGAATGATAACAAATTAAAATTATTAGGTAATAAGACTAGTGAAATGTCTTCTGTAGATATAACTACTACAGATGATATAAATAATATTTTAAATAGTATAGAATAGGAAAGGAGATTAAACATGGCTGATTTTAATAAAAAGTTAGTTGATCAAGCTGCATTGGAAGCCTTAGCTAAAGGTCTTAATGACAAATCTAAAGCTGCTGTCGAAGCAGAAAAAGCTAGAGCTCAAGAAGCTGAACAAGCAGCTAAAGATGCTGCTGATGCTGCTAAAAGTACTGCTGATAGCGCTGCAGCTGATTTAGTTAATGTTAAAAAAGATATAGCAGATTTAACTTCTACCGATAGTGGTGCAGTTAAACAAGCTAAAGACTATACTGATGCTGAAGTTAAAAAAGTTTCAGATATAGTAGGTAAAGCTGCTGTTCCTGGCGAAGGTGATGCTGAAGGTACTCCTGCCACTGGTTTAGTTGCAAGAGTTGATTCTGCTGACAGTAAAATTGCTGGTTTAGAAACAGCTAATGAAGATGAAGAAAAAAGAATAGCTGCACTAGAAACTAAAGTAGGTGCTGCTAAAGTAGAAGGCGAAGAAGCTCAAGCTGCTACTGGTCTATTTGCAGAAGTAGATAGATTAGATAAAAAAATAGATGACTTATCTATACCTAGCGTAGATGGTTTAGCTACTACAGAATATGTTGACGGTAAAGTAAGTGATTTAATAGGTGGAGCTGATGAAGCTTACAATACATTAAAGAAATTAGAAGACGAGTTAAAAGATGGTGATAACACTGTATCTGGACTTGTTACTCAAATAGCTGAAAAAGCTGATAAAGATCATAATCATGACGATGTATATGCTAAAATAGACCATAATCATGATGATGTATATGCTGCAAAAGAACATACGCATTCAACTGCAGATGTTAAATATACTAACGAACAATATCCAGAAATGGAATCTGTTGCTGATGCATTAGATCAATTACTATATGTTACACCTACTGTTAAAACATTCTCTTCAACTCCTGCATTTGGTGATTATGAAATAGGTTCAACTGTTTCTAATCCTAAATTTACATGGACTTATAATAAAGCTATAACTAACCAAAACTTAAAAGCTGGTGGAACTACTATAGCTTTAGATGACCCAGCAGTTAGAGAATACGCTTATACAGGAGATATAACAGCTAATACTACGTTTACTGTATCTGGTAATGATAATAAATTAAAAGCATGTTCAAAAACTGGTTCATTCAACTTCAAACATAAAAGATATTTTGGTGTTGCAGAAGTACCAGCTGAATACGACAGTGCTTTTGTATTAGGTTTATCTGGTAAAGAATTCTGTACAAACAGACAAAAAGGATCATTTAGTTTAACTGCAGGAGCTGGAAAATATATGTTCTATTGCTTCCCTGCAAGTTATGGAACTCCTACTTTTAATGTAGGTGGATTCGATGGTGGCTTTGAGTTGGCGGCTACTATAGATTTTACTAATGCTAGTGGTAATACTACTTCATTTGTAATCTATAAATCAGAAAACGCTAATCTAGGAACTCAAAGTATAATAGTTAAATAAGGAGGTGGACTTAAATGGCAATTACATTAATTAGTAATATCAAACAAGCTAATAACGGTACATTCTGGCTTGTAGATAGTAATGATATACGTGGTGGTTTATACCATGTTGATAGTGTAGCAGAAATGAATGTCCTACCTACTGATAACTTAAAAGAAGGTATGTTGTGCTACGTTGCTGCTGAAGAAAAATTCTATCAATACAAAAAAGACGCAGACGGACAACTTAAATTCGATGTATGGAAAGTTGGATTCGATAAAGAAGAAACTTTCACAGAATTAAGCAATAAAACTATAATCAATTCTATTATAGCAAATTCAGATACATTAACTAACTTACAAAAACAAGTTGATGCCATTACAGGTACGGGTGAAGGTGGCGACGCTACTACTATAGCAGGATTAAATGCTCAATTAGCATCATTAAAAACTACTGTAGGTAAAGCAACTGAAGGCGATACTGCTGCAACTGGCTTATTTGCTAGAATAGAAGCATTAGAAAAACAATTAACTGCTCATACTCATGAAATAGCAGATGTAACTGGTTTACAAACTGCATTAGATGATAAAGCAGTTAAAAGCGATTTTGATGCATTAAAAGAATTAGTTGGTACATTACCAGAAACTGCTACTGCAAGTAACGTTGTTGGTTATGTAGATGAAAAAGTAGCTGCTTTAGTTGATGGGGCTCCTGAAACTCTAGATACTTTAAAAGAATTAGCAGATGCGCTAAATAATCAACCAGATGCTATAGCTGCTTTAACAAACTCAATAAGTCAAAAAGCTGATGCTTCTGCATTAGAAGCTTTACAACAAACTGTTGAAAAAAATAAAGGCGTATCAGATACAGTTAGTACTAAAGTAGATGCTTTAGATGCTATATTAAATGGATTTGGTGGAGCTGATGAACCTGCTACAGTTAAAGATTCTTTAGAAGAATTAAAAACTACATTAGCTACTAAGGTTGATCAAAACACTGTTAACACTTCAATAGCTAATGCTGTAAATAAATTTGCTTTATCTGGCTCAGAAGACGATAGCAATTTAACTATATCACTTGATTTCGGTGATGGCGAAGGTGCCGTTCAACTTGGTAAAGTTGATATACCAGTCATTACTGTAAGTGAAGTACAAACAATAATAGATAATTTAGATAAAACTGTATAAGGATGGTGCAAATATAAATGGCTAAAAAAAGATTAATAACATATGAACAATTAAATACCTTATCTAAAGGTATTTATGCTAAACTTCATGACGAAATAAATACCGTAGCAAGTGGCGTAAATGTAGCTAACAGTAATATAACAGCAGTAACTGAAAGAATGACCACTGCAGAAGGTAAACTAGACACTATACAAGGCGACGGTGCTGGTTCTATATCTAAAGCATTACAAGATGCTAAAGATTATGCAGATGGTCAAGATACAACATTACATACTACTATAACTGGTGAAATAGGCGACGCTAAAGCTGCTTTACAAGCAGAAATAGATAAAAAAGCTGCTCAAGCAGATATGACTACTGCATTAGCTGCTAAAGCAGACGCTGCAGACTTAACAACTGAACAAAGCAGAGCTCAAGATGCTGAAGGAGCTTTAGCTGGTAGATTAGATGTAATCGAAGGCGAAGATACTGTTGAAGGTTCTATTAAAAAAGCTGTAGCTGATCATAAAAAATATGCTGACGATACTTTCGCTACTAAAGGTGCTTTAAACACTGTATCTGAAAAAGTTACTACTGCTGAAGGTAACATAGAAGCATTAAAAACAGCTGTAGGTACAGACGAAAAAGGTAATTTAAAATCTGTAGCTAGTCAAATATCTGATGTTAATTCAGCTGCTGAAGCACTTGAAGGTAGAGTTGCTGCTAATGAAACTGCTATAGGTAATATACAAAAAGATTACTTAAAAGCAGCAGACAAAACTGAATTAGCAGGAAACATAACTGAAGCTAAAACTGCTGCAGATAATGCACAAGCTGACGCTACTGTTGCTAAAGATAAAATAGAAGCTTTCATGAAAGCTGCTGACGTTCAAGAAGGCGCTATAGATACATTAAAAGAAATCCAAGACTATATAACTAGTGACGGTGCAGCTGCTAAACAAATGACTAGTGACATAGCTGCAAGAGTTAAACAAACAGATTACGATACTGAAGTACAAAAATTAGAAGCTGCTGATTCAGCTTTAGCTGATAGAGCTACTGCTCTTGAAGGTTTAGTTGGTAAAGAAGCAGGAGATGATACTGAAGCTACAGGACTTGTTAAAAAAGTTGCTGACAATGCTTCTGGTGTATCTAGTAACAAAGCTGCTATAGCTAGCTTACAAAAAGCTATGGGTACTGTAACTGAAGTTGCTTCTTCAACAGCTGTTAAAGCAGTAGAAGATAGAGTACAAAAAACTGAAAGTGCTATAGGTACTAAAGCTGCTGGTGAAACTCCTGCTACTGGATTATATAAAGAAATAGCTGACGAAGTTACTAGAGCTACAGGTGTAGAAGATGGATTAAGAACAGATGTAGACGCTCTTAAAACTACAGTAGGTACTGATGCTAAAGGTCTTGTTAAAGACGTTAAAGATTTACAAGCTACTGTAAATACACTAGAAGGTTCTAATCATAGTCATGACAATAAAGAAGAATTAGATAAATTCCAAGATGGAGACAAAGCTAAATTAGATAATGCTGTTGCTAAAGTAACTGGAGATGCTTCAGTAGCTGGTACAATAGCAGAAGCTAAAAAAGCTGGTGACGATGCTAAGGCTGCAGTTGATGCATTAACTATAACTACTGCTGATGTAGCTGCAGAAGATGGTACTGTTACAGGTGTTACTGTTGCTTTAGGTAATGGTAAAACTGCTCAAATAGACTATCCATACGAAATAGTTGCAGACAGTGAAATACAAGCTATAATAGCTGACTTAGCTAAATAGATAAAAAATATTTTATTAAGCCTTGGTATATTTGTACTAAGGCTTTTTTGTTTTGGTAATAGTTAAATGAAAGGGACAAGAATTGGAGGTGATGCAAATTGATCTATAAACTAGTTGAATCTAAAGATGGCGAGTTTCTATTAGATGGTAAAAGATATACAGTACAAGAAACCATAGATATAGATTTAGAAGGTACTAAGTATAATCCAATAGACGTAATTGGAAAGATTAAAGGAGAAACTGGTAAGTATTATAAAGTTAATAACAAAGTTTATTATTGCATAGCTCCTAGAAAGAACGCAGTTAAAAGATTAGATTTGTACACTGAAAATTTTTATTTAGCTATAATGTAGACTGTTCATCGTCTAACATTATAAATACTAACCAGGAAAGGAGTGAGAAGTCAATGGCTAGAAAGAAAGATGAAAGATCAATAGTAAGAGAGATGCAAAATGCTCTTGATGAAAAAGATCTTCGCGAACTTCAAAATGTTAAATTAAAAAAAGAAAAAGAAGTCGCTGAAGAAATAGCTGATATAACTACTAAAGCTAACAAAGAATTAGTTGATAGTATCAGAGATATTAATGATAAAGCTAGCGTGCTTGGTGTTAATGTAAACTTTAATAGACCTAATTGTCCTAATTACAATAACATGAAAGAATGTGGTACTTGTGCTAATTTCTTTGATTGTTATCAACACAGACAAAGACCAACTTATGAACCAATGGTTGAAAAAGTTGTTAAAGAACCTAAAAAAGAAGTTGTTGATCCAGATGTTCACCCAGTTGGTTGTCATTGCGAAAGATGTTGTCCTAATCCAAATCCTACATGGTTTGAACAACATAGAAACGGCTTATTAGCCGCAGCTTTATGCATGATTATGATAGTATTAGCTATAGGTTGGTCTCCAAGCGGAGCAACATTCCAAGCTATACAAGAAAATTATGTTAACTTACTAGTTGATTTCTTCAAGATGGCACTTTTAGGTGGTGCTGGATTTATAATGTTTAATATTTTCAGAACTAAAAAGTAGAGTGATGCTATATGAAAAAAATAATTGCATTGCTATTAGTATCATTGATGGTATGTGTGCCTAATATTTCTTATTGCGCACCTGTCGATATTATATTTGATATTATAAATAGAGAGCATAGTACTAATAGCTCAAGAGCAATGGAGTTGTTATATAGTTTCAAAAAATCCGCAAAGGCAAATAAAGATAATAAAGAGCCTAAAGATGTGAAGATAATCAAAAACGAAAAAGAGCTTAATGAAGCTAACTTACAGAAAGGGAAAATTCAAGGAACTCTTATCGGTATTGATGTATCTAAATGGAATGGTAATATAAATTGGAAACAAGTTAAAGAAGCTGGAATTCAATTTGCTGTTATCAGAGCAGGATATGGGTATACAAAAGATAAGAAATTTAAACGTAATATAGAAGGTGCAATAAAAAACGATATTTATATAGGTATTTATTGGTTCAGTTATGCATACACAGTAGACATGGCAATTAAAGAAGCTAAAGTATGTGCTGATATAATTAAGCCTTATAAAAATGAGATTGATTTGCCAGTATATTTTGATTATGAATATGATAGTGTAGATTATGCTCATAAGAGAGGCAAATCTATTACTAAAACATTGACTACAAATATGGCAGATGCTTTCTGTTCTACAATAACGAGTTATGGATACGAAGCTGGTATATATACTAACTTAGACTTCTCTAATAATTATTTCAGAAAATCAATGTTAGAAAAATGGCAAATATGGATAGCTCAATGGACTAGAACTAATACTTATAAGAAAACTGATTATTCAATGTGGCAATATAGCGCTAAAGGCTATGTTAAGGGTATAAAAGGTTATGTAGATATGGATTATTTCTACGGTGATAAATATGAGAAGAAAAACTAAAAAGTTATTAGTATTGTTTCTTGCATTTGCATTAATATTCTTAACAGGAGCTTCAGTAAACGCTTATGACATAGCAACAGAGGCTACAACTGATGTATCTCAATCCAGACAATTTTTGAAAGACCGCAACGCTAGTGATAAAATGCTAGATAATTTAGATTTTATCTATGATTATTGTAAGAAGATAGGAATAGATCCTACTATAGTTGTTGCAATATCTAGTATAGAAACAGGATATGGGAAATCTCATTTATTCGTTAGTTATAATAACCCAGGCGGTATAAAAGCAAGGGGCGGCTGGGAAAAATTCGATACAGTAGAAGATGGCTATAGATATATGATTAGACTATTAGCTACATATGCTGGTCTTATAAATAAAGATTCATGGCTATACGGTAAAGCTACTACCACACAACAATTAGGAAATTATTATTGGGTAGAAAACGGCTGTGACCATGGATATCACAATCAATTAACTCGCCAAATTAAAACTATACAATCTTATAAAGTTAAAAAAACAAAAACTAAAACTATAAAAAAAGAATCTTTAGAATTAAAAAACTCAAAAGAAACTGGTAATAAAAATGCTATAGATATAATAGACAATATAATAAATAGAAAAGAACATTCTCATAATAATGCTCTACAAGAAATACTTAACAGAAGTAACAATCATAAGAAGAATGGTAGTTCTTTAGATTTAATCTATAATAGTCTAAAAAAATAGAGGTGACAGACATGAAGGAATTTTTAGATAAACATACTAAATTAAAAAGTCCATATTTCTGGCTAAGTGTTGTGGCATTAATATTTAGTGCTAGTGGCGTTGATTTCAATCAATTAACTAGCTGGCAATTATTAGGTCAAGCATTAGTAAGTATATTAAATAATCCAGTATCTATAGTAGCAGTAATAACTGCATTCTTAGGAATATGGAATGATAACAGTACTAAAGGTTTAGATAATGTGACTAACAAAAAAGGTGGTGAATAGTATGGCATGTAAAAAAGGCGGAAAGAAAAAGAAAGGCGGTAAATAAATATAAAGAAAGGAAGCGACAATTAATGACAGTTAAGAAACCAACTATGGTTAATAAAACACCAGCTAAAATTAGTAAATATATCGCTGGTGGTACAAGATCTAGAACAACTAAGATAGCCTGGCATTATACAGGTCTACATGATGTTAAAGGTATTAACACCATTAATAATTGGTTCAATTCTATAAATAGAGGCGAACAAGGAAATAGATACGCTTCAGCTCATTTTGTTATGGACTTAGACGGTACTATATATGAATATGTACCAATGAGTAGAATAGCATGGACAACTAATAGCGCGAATTATTACAGTATAGGTATAGAATGTGCTACTACTGGAACTAATGACCACTATTCAGACAAAGAATATGTATCAATGGTTAAACTTGGAGCATGGCTTGCTCAATACTATGGACTAGATCCACGTACAGATTTTATAAGACATACAGATGTTGTTGGTAGAGCTTATAAGATATGTCCTAAATATTTTGTTGACCATGAAGATAAATGGAATCAATTTAAACTAGATTGTTACAATTACTTAAAAGGTAAATTAACTGAAAAGAATATACGTAACTGCACTAACGGTAAAGGCAATAGCATAGTATCATCAGGAGGAGGAGCAACTACATCACAACCAAGCGTTAAAGAAACTGCTTGTAATGAAGTAGGCTACGTTAACGTACCTGATTCTACATTAAATGTAAGAAAAGGCCCTGGTACTGCTTATGATAAATTAGGTTCATTAAAAGATGATACTAAGGTAGAGATAAAAGCTATATGCGATAACGGATGGTGTAAGATAGTATACGACGGAGGTTATGGATATGTTAAAGAATCATATCTAGACGGTATTGAAGAAGTTCAATCTGTCAGAAAAATGATAAAGAATATATCAGATTCTCCTATCAATATTAGAAAAGTTGCTGATTGGGATGCTGATGCTATAGCTGAATTACAACCAGGACAAAGTGTTACATACGCTGATGGACCATTGGTTGCGGCAAATGGCTCTACAAAGATGTATAAAACAATCAGTGATACTTATATAACTGCAAGCACTAAATACGTTAAAATTATTGAAGTGAAATTATAAAAATTTTACTAGTGAAGAAAATTAGATTAAGTCTAGGGAGTAATTATTATATATTCCCTAGGCTTTTTTATATATTATTAATTATAAAAAAAATAGGTGGTGATATAAATGGCTCTTATGGATATAGAAAGAAGAGACGGGATACAACTTGGTGGTCCAATGGATTACTGTTATGAATGTGCTAAAAAAGAAGGTAAAAACAATTATGGCGAACTAGAATATAAAGAATGTTTTGCTGTAACTCAAAACGGTAATAGAAAATGCTATTGCATGGACTGCTTTAAAAAGATGTTAGGAAAATATATGTTAATTGATCCTGCAGCTGCATTAGACGAAATAGAAGTAGCAGAACCTCCAGAAGAATTCAAAGAAGCTCCTAAAGAAGAGGAAAAAGAAAACAAAAAAGAAGAACCTGCTACTAAATCTACTAGAAAAACTACTAAGTAAGAATAGTATTAGGAGGTAGTGCTTATGAATGTAGCGAAACAACCTAATATGGTTAGAGGTAATCAGATATCTTGTCCTAATTACAAACAATGTCCTATGTGTTATGGTTGTAGAAACTATGATGAACGAGACCCTGAATGTATTGAATGTTTTAAAGAAGGTGTAGACGGTACTTCTAGAAATTTTAATGTGTGTGATACTGATAAGCATGAAGCATGGAAATTAAATGTCATGGTTACAAAACCGAAAGTAGAATTAGACAATATAACCTTTACTGGTTGTAAGTATGATAATTAAAGAAGAAGATCTGTTAAACTATATGTCATGTCCGATTAAGTTTTTAGCTTCACATAATGGGCATGACATTAAAAGAAAGACATTTAATAGTTGTCTCCATGATGCATTCAATTACCTTATCAGTAAATATACATACGAAGGCGTAGATAATTTAGAATATAAAATCAAAAAGTACTGGGATAAAGTATGTTATGAAAATCAAGATATTATAAAAAACATAAATGTAATACATGGCTGGGGTAGATTATATAGAGCATATGAATATCTATATAATAATAAGCCTAATATTATGGATTTAAATGTTCCATATTCACTAGACATTCCTGGAACAGATTATACAATTACTGGTCAATTGAATATATTAATAGATAGAGGATCTCAAATAGAAGTATTGATTCCTTCATTCTCTAAAACAAAGCCTGATGAATTTAAAAGACGTTCAGATTTAAAATGTACTATCGATGCGCTTGTAATTAAGCAAGTATATAATAAGATGGCTGTATTTACGTTTTACAATTTCAATCAAAACTCAAATGATTTTGCGATACGTAATACAAAAGATTTCGATAGACTATGTTTAATAGTAGAGAATGTATGCAAAGGGATAGAAAGTAATATAGTTTATCCTCATTATGGATATGAATGTAATTCATGTGCTATTAAACATCTGTGTTCATCATGGGGTGCTAGTACTAATTTAGATCCATATAATCCATTTAAAGACGGAAAGAGGTGAGAACATGGCAAGAAAAAGAAAGAATCCTACAGGCATATATCTTAAAGAAGAATTCGAATTCAATCCAGATTTTTCTAGTGTAAATAAAAAGTCTACAAAGGGTGATAAAAAAGATGGCAAAGAAAAAAAGAAA